GCCCTGTAAACTTATAGTTAAATGCCCAATCACTTGCGGACTTGACATCCCACACCTTTTCAACGCCTGTTTCATCCCTGATGATAACGTCTAAGGTTCCGTTTACAATCTCATCACCAATCTGCAATTCTACAGGACGCTGATAGTCTACTATGTCTACCCCAGCCTCTTTCATAATCAGCATGATGATAGATTCAGTTAAGTCACCGAACATAAACCTGAACAGCGTATTGTATTCCATCTCTTCCTTGACGCCGTGCTTGTCCAGAACTTGCTGGCAAAGCGGACGACCCAAGCCGGACATACGAATACGATAACCGCCACGTTCGGTGGTTAACTGCTTCAAGATAGAGTCGCTACACTCCTGCTTAAAAGCAGAAAGAGTCTCAGGGGAGACAGTAGTTTCCCCCCTGAGAGCCTTAGTCATGTAGTCTTGTATTTTAAGCAGCGTCAGCATCTTCAAAGTCCGCTGCCAGATCGATGTCGTCATCATCAGCAAGCAGCTTTGCAGCCTCACGATGCTGATTCATAACGTTTTCATTGTGGCCTTTCACAGTCTCTGCGAACATAGCCATCAACTCTTTGTCTTGATCTGTAATGTCAACTTCCTTTTCCAATGCCGGAACTGGTGTCCAGAAAGTTACGCTACCGTTTTTATGGCGGTGTGTAGTAAGGGAGATTTCACATTTCTGCATAAGCTTTTTCTGCTTAGACAATCCGCCGATAAAATCATTGATGGGTTTGAAGCCGGAACGCTTAAAGTAAGCAACCACTGGCTGATCCTCAAGCTTAACCTCTGTGCCATCAGCAGTCTTGAAGTCACCGGAAATCTTGCCGTAAATCACCTGATTACAAACTACAGCCCGTGAATTCAAGTAGGCAATGTCGTCTTTGGCTAGACGATCTTCTTCTTCTCGTGTCAAGCGACCACACTTGTTGCCGCCTGTTGTGTCTGGGAACATACCCGACAGGGTTGGTTTCTGCACAGACTTAGAAGAGAACGTGCCGCTTTCCTGATCCCATACGCTATATTCAAACGTACGAAGGATAGGGCGAACCGTAACCTTGTCTGCGTAGATGAACCGACCATCTAGGTACATCTTCCAAGATCCGCGAGGCAGTGACTTACCATCTTCAGTCTCTGCATCGTAATTGATGTTTAGGCGAGGCAAACCGACCTGACGGTTGGTATTACCACCCTGACCGCTTGCTTCCATTAGGGCTTCAGCATCGTCATTGTTAAATGCTGAAACGATTGCGTCCATGTCGTCCATATTCATTACTTCTGTCCCTGTATCCATGATACTTCATGCTCCTTATTTTAGGGTTGTAGAATGATATTACAGTTCCACCTCTTCAGAGTCAAGCCAATTTTTGCCTATTTTTAATTCTATTCCTACAGGCATGTCATACTCGACACCATATCGGTTTACTGTTTCTTCAGGTAAACTCTGCATAGCATAAGCTAGTAGGTTGATGCAAGCCTCTTTTTCATCTGGGTGCACATCAAGCACAATAGAATCGTGCACAGTATTGCAGATTACAGAATTTAATTTTCTTATACGCATCATCTTGTCTAGTCTGACAAGAGCGGCTGGCAACAAGTCGGCTGTTGCAAACCCCTGCACTGGATAGTTACAGATAGCCGTACGGTTTGTTGCCGTACCCCACTCAGTCCACTTAGCCGTAGGGAAGGCGTACTGTCTGCCGCTGGGCAAGGTAATTACTTTGGTTCGTACTGCTTCTTTTTGCAGTTCCTTGTGCCACTCAGTAACGCCCTCGTACTTTTCCTTAAACGCCCGATAGTAGCGTTGTTGGTTTTCAGTACCCGTGACGCCGCCATACAGCGGCTTGAAGGTGTGTGCTTTCGCTTCTTGTCGCGTACACCCGATAATACTGGCAGTATAGCTGTGAACATCTGTACCATCCTTCACGTCAATATAGGCTTGCGAATCCCTAGATAAGAAACCAGCTACCCTAAATTCTAGTTGCGAGTAATCCCCCTCAAGTATGAAACCGCCCTCGAAGCGGCTCTCGACCACCTTCCGTATAGCGAAGGTATTTCCACGCGGCATATTCTGAAAATTAGGATTTCGACTCGAAAGACGACCCGTTGCCGTAACACATTGCATGAACTCAGGATGGATGAAATTATTTTCGTCAACATTATTTTTCATTCCTTCTACAAAGGTTGACAGGTAGGTACGCAACGCACTGTAGCGAACGTACGATTGAACAAACTGTAAGGCATCACCTGACAAGTCGGTTTGTCGGTTTTCTAGGGTAACCTTGTCGGTTTTGAATCCAGCCGCCGCCGTGTCCATCGGATCACGAGGTATTAATTTGAATCCGGCAACCTGTCCTGTAGATACGTAGATAACACCAGCACCATTACATTTTCTGCAAATACGCACAGCCTTGCCTATCGTGCCATCCTTCTTGCGCGGATGAAACCGACCCTCTCCCCTGCACTCATCACACTGCTGACCTCGTGTCTTGTACACAACGTCTGTCATGTTCTTAACGGCAGACTTGAACTCGCCACGCTTCATTCGCGTACGCATCTTGGGCTTCATTGTGTTGCCGCGCATCTCATGTCCTAAGTTGAAGATGCGTGACCACGTCTTCTTATCTTTAACACGCCGTGAATAGAGCAACACGCTTCTGTCATCGGGACTAGACAGGTTGACAGGGGTATCCCCCATAGCGTCCCGTGCGAGGCGTTCTAGGCGAACCTCAAGTTCATCCATCTCCTGCTGGTATTCCTGTCGGATATCTTCTAGGGTATCTAAGTTAATCTTCAGGCCATTCCGCTCCATACGAGCCAGAACGTCTGTCATCTCAAGCGACAATCTCAATGTCGGTAGTAAAGTCCGTTGCATTATATAATTCCTCAAAGGTAGTGCCAAAGGCTTCTAGCTGTTTAACTGCAATTTCTTCTGTAGCAAGTACGTCAGCTTTACCGTACTCTTCTACTATCTCCCACGGTATATCGTAGAAGGTCTTACCGCTTTTAAGATACGGCTCCACAAGGTCTTTCTCCTTGCGGGTAACGTCATACTTTTCTGCAAGAGAAGCAAGTCCAAGAGGCCAACGCTGGGCTTTCGATAGGACATATTCCGCCACCATCGTATCAAAGATATGACCGTCATAAACAAACCCGCACTCCCGTATCCACGATAAGTCAAACTTGATGTTTTGTCCCACAACTACATCGGCTTCGTCAAGAGCCTCTTGGAATAATTCTGGGGCAAAGTCGTGGGCTTGCCTGTCTGCGTGGTAATAGCAGTGGTAATGTATGTAGGGTGAAGACAAACGCTTGTACCCGATGGATACGAGTCGGTTTCCAAAGTATGGCAGGGCAGTAGTGCCGCCGCTATCCTTGTGTATGTGGGTTGTTTCCACGTCGAATGTCAGGATGTTCATATCAATCCTCTACACCATTCTCTTTTGACCACATAACAAATTGATACCTTCCAGACTTACCCTTACGCTTTAAATCACTTGTTAGTACAAGTCCTTTTTCTTTAAGCTGTTTGTATCGTGCAGTCACTGTGCTGTAACGAAATGATGGTAGTATTTCAAGAACCTCATCAGATATGCAACCCTTCTTGCCGAAACTATCTATTGCGGCTAAGACAATCTTTTCCATCCTAGACACATTCAATGCTGAAGCTGCCTCACGGCTTGTACTAGGATCGTTCGATCTGTGTAATTTGTAAGTAGGTGTTTCAAATAGATCTTTTTGCATCAGTTTTCTTTCCTTATCTGTTTCAATATAATGACAGTTTGCACAGAGTATTCTACACTTTCTAATTTCATTTATCAACTTAGTTAGCTTACAGTTCATCATGTGCGCTACGGCTCGTTTCTTTTCATTAGGGTACTTATGATCGAAGTGCAAAGCGACAGCCTTATGATTATATCCACAAATCTCACAACCCTTCCTACGCTTATATATATCAAGCCACCGTCTTCTGCTTTCGCGCAATCTACGGTTACGCAATGTATTTTTATGAACCATCAGTAATATATCCCACGATCAATATCTATCTGACCGTTGATCATACCGTGCCAACCATTCAGTTTATTCTTGGATATGCAAATGTGACGTACGGTATTTTCTACCTCACTAGACCCTGTCTTGCCAATACCAATAATTATGTCAGCTTCACCCGCCTTACCTGTGCGTGAGTTGTCCAACATCGAATAGTCGATCCACTGCCTGTCGTGTGCTTCGTAGTTTGCCTGACTAACAGCCCACACTAAGGTCTTGTTTCTTTTAGCTATTTCTCGTGCGAACACATAGGTTTCCTTGAGGCGTTCATCTCCACGATTGAACTCGCCAGCAATACGAAACTTA